ACGTTGAGACCCAGGGTTTGCCCAGCCATCAGGTTTTCTGCAACGCGATTTCTACAAATTTACCGTCACCGATCCGGCGGTTCTCGCGGACTGTGTAAGCCTCGCCATCAACAGTGATTGAATCCCCTGCAATTAGGGTGCCAAAGTTTGAATGACGAGTGGTGAGGGAATAGTCCGTTGTAAGGACCATCCCCCCAGCCACTACCTCACCGGGCATGTCGAGAATTCCCTTGGCCGTTGTAGCGCCAGCAGTACAGCTAACGCCAAAGTCAGCCAAGTAAACGTCAAGATCCTCAGTGATTGCCATGATCAGCCGTACTTCTTAGAGCCAAGGCCCAGAACACAGACTGCGCCGCCACCAGAGCCAGTGATGTCAACCACTGCTTTGATATACCGCTTCATGCCATCGGTATTGACGCTGATCTTTTCAGTCAGCTTGGTGTTGGCAGTGGTGGTTGTAAACGCACCACCAGAAACGTCAGTGTAAGTACCACCAGACGCATCAGATTCGGTCAGCTTTACGGCGTAAGTTACGCCGCTACCACCAGCCTCGGCACAGAGAATAAACTCCATGTCGCCTTCGTAGTCCACCAAATCAACTGCAGAAGAAGTTGTGTCGGCAGTGACTACATCGTTGCCAACGATCTCAATGACCGTGGTCTTACTCAGATTCAGAATGGTCACTTGCAGCCCTCCGTTGGCGTTTAGGTTTTGCCTTTGCAGGCGTAGGCTTTTGCTCCGGCTGCACGGGCTCCACATAAGGAACGGCTGCAGCTTGACCTAGCAGGATCGTTGCATCCGTAGGGGAAGCCTCGACGACTTCCCCAATGCGGACAACTTGACCCGCCAGCGTGACCTGTTTACGGATCTCGATCTTCATGATCAGAGAGTGTTGTTACCACGGCTGAAGGAAGCGCCGTGGCGTGCTGCCACGTCAACATCCTGCAGAGCAACCACTCGAACGGTGCCGGAGGTGCTGCCGGTGTAAGGATCCACCATCAGATCAAGGCCAGAGAAGTAAGCAATGATCAGGTCGGAGAAGTTACCGAACCAAAGATCGTTGCTGGCAACTTGGTTTGAAACCACAGCGCGATAGCCGTTGACTTCGTCATCTGTATAGATGAACTGAGCCGTGTTGCTGGCCTTTTCTGCAGTCTTCAGAGCGCCGCGCATTGCGGAGTTCATCAGGTAAACAGGGCTACCCAACAGAGCGTTAGCGCCAGCCACATCAGACTCAAGCGCCACAACCTCAGAGAAGGTTGGAGTGTTGGCAGCAAAGTCCTCAGTCAGAACGCCAGTTGTGTCCTTCAGGCCAAGCGGCTGATTGGAGGAGCCACTGCCATAGAGGCCAACACGGTCAATCTCAAGAGCCAGAACCTTTGCCAGTTCACCGCGCACCATGTTCTCCACATCGATGGAGGACTGGATCATCAGCTTGCGGCTGAAGTCGGTAAACGCGCCACAAGTCTTAGGCGAGAGCGAGACTTGGTCAATAGTGGGCTGTGACTCGGTGGGTGAACCCGATTCCGCAACCCAATAAGCGGTGGCCGCTCCTGACTGCCTCGGGATATTGACGTTGCCAGACAGGCCGGTCAGCACAGTTGCGCCAGCTTGATCCAGAGCGGAAGCGTTCCGCAGCAGATCAATAAAGTTGGCGGAATCCAGCTCGGTCTCAACCAGGTTGCCACCAGCAGTGGCAGTGCCAACGTTGAGATCCCGCTTCATCACATCCATGGGGATAGTGATGCCACGGGAAGCGCGGCCTTCTTTGTTAGCAGCAGCTTCAGATGCCTCAATCTCAAACGAAGCAGCCTCACGGGCGGCACGATCGCCAGGATTTGCCAGATAGTTAATGGCACGCAGGAAGGAGAAGCTGCGGCTTTCCTTCTCGGTGAGGCCAATTTCAGCGGCCTTCATGTTCACGGGCTCCTCTTTGATGTTGAGTTTTTCCAGCACGGCAGCCCGTGCTTCGTTGATTGAACGGCCAGACTCGACGAGCTGACGGCCCAGATCTTCCATGCCGTGCTTGTTGCACAGGCTGGTCACTTCAGCAATGCGGGAACGCTCAGCCTCAACGGCCTCGGCCCGCACCACTTCCATATCAGGGGTGGTGTCTTCCATTTCAGGAACAGGTGTGGTGGTTATTGCTGCCGAGGCAGCGGGTTTGGGATCGGAATCCGATAAAGAGCGGCCGAAACCCACGGTTTGATCCGCAGGAATCGCAACGGCCGAGACCTCCGTAGGGGTCCAAGAAGTAGCGACAAAATCGCCGCCACTCCTCTCCTCCATCTTTTCGATGGCGTAGCCAAAGCTCACGTTTCGGATGATTCCGTCCCGTACGTCGCGCAAGACTTCCTGCGCGAACTCGTTGCGGCTGAACCGCACACGCGCATAGCCACGACGTTTTTCGTCGTCGATATACGCGCGCTCTACAACTCCAATCACGCGATCAGGGTTGTGATTGAACAACAGCGGAGCGCCGTCATTCAGGCGACTGAGATCAGCAGCGCCTTTTTCATGGCTGAGAATTTCATTTCCGTAATACCGAGCGACAGGCTGCTCAGATGAAAACGGAAAATCATAAATACGGTCTTCAACCTCATCAAAAGCAGTGTTCTCACTGCGCTTGTAAGTCTTGCCCTCAAGCCACCGCAATGCCGCAATCTTGGTCAGCGTTGAAAAGCGATGGCCAACCTGCACATCTGTTGCTTCCCAGCCTTCATCACCTTCGCGATAAACAGTGATCAGGGCCGCAGGATCGTCCTCATCACCGTTGATGGTGAACTCTGAATCAGGGACATTGATTGAACCATCGCGTTCAATGCGGTCAATCTTGCCTTGTGCCGTGCCTCCACTTGCACTCCAACGCACAAAATCGCCAACCCGCAAATCACCAGGCTCGGCCCTATCCGTGTCCATGCTTCTATCACGAATTTCTTTGATTCTATCTGCTTTGCCGCTACTCCACCTCTTTCCTGCAGGGCCTCCCCAAGCCGCAGCCGCCACTCGCCCAGGCGACGGATAACCATCTTCTCCCGGCTTATATCCTTCTGCCTCAGCGTCTACAGCGTGCCTCTCATGCCATGCGTTCATAGCAATAACAACATCCGCGCTTAATTCATCACCGCTCAAAATCTGCGTGGCCCTGCGTGCTGCAACTTCAGTGCCGCCAGCCTCGCCATCAGCTTTCCAATCGCGATAACGCTGCGCCTCTTCCCTCATGCCCTCTGTGGGCATCAAGTCAATCTCAACGCCTTCAATCGTCGCCATCTTCCTGCACCTCCTCCTCATTAGATACCGGCGGCTCAGTGTCATCAAAGGCCGGGACTGCACCCATACCTAAGCCAGGCTGAACACCACCGCCACCGTTGACCTCGCTCGGATCGGTATCCGTGATGATGTTCTTCTC